CTCGTTCGTGGCACCTTCGCGCCGTCCTGATTGATTGCGGTGAAAAATGCCGCCGAACGATCCACCGCGATAACCGTTCAGCAACTCCACAACGCGGTCGGCGATTGCCCAAACCTGCGTGTAATCGTTCGAATAACAATCGACCTGGACCCGGCCTTGCAGCAGTCCGTTGGGACCGGCGTGCGTCATGTCCTCAAAGCCGCTCACCACGTCGCAGACAACGCAAGGATAGGGCCGCCCCTGCACGAAATCGCCGAACACAATGGCCACGCTGGGGACAAGCGCGGTCAGCGCGCTGTCCGAAGTCAGCACGGCGCGAAACGCTGTCTTCATGGTCATGCCAGCCCGCTAATTGCTCTCGATTGCCGGCGGTTCTGGCGCTCGGCAGACTTCTTGATCTGCGTCCAGATTTCCGCCTTGATAATGTCCAGCGACCGGCGGGCGTTCTGGTCCCATGCCGGCCTGACGAACGGCTGCATGGGCATGATGCCACGGCGAGCCACCTTGCCCCGTCCGATAACCAGCGTGCCGCCGGCGCCCGCCCGTTGCTTCTTCTTGCCGCCGCGCGTGAAACGGTCCTTGGTGCCAAACTCAAACAGGTGCGAAAGCTGCGCGCCGCTGCCCAGCGAGTAGGACGGCCCGACAAAAACCTCGACAGCCGACGCCAGCCCAAGATTGGCATAAGCCCGGCGGTGCTTTTGTGCGGCGCTCTTGGACAGCTTGTCGCTGATCGCAATGCTGGCCCGAATGCCCGGCGTCGGGGCACCCGCCGCCATTGCTGCCGCCACAGGCTCGCCCGCCTTCATCAGCGCCCGCACCATCACACCGCGCTGCACAGCCTTTGGCAGGTCCGCCAGCGCCTTTTCCAGCTCGCTAAAGCCCGCCGCCGTCACGTTGAAACTCATGACAGGTCATTCCGCGCCGTGGCCGTGAACTGCACTTCAGCCAGTCGCGGCCCCGCCGTCTCTTTCCGCCCGGTAATCTGGTAGGTCCGCCCATCGTGAACAATGCGCCCGGTCGGCACGATGGCAGAGGTGAAGCTGTCCCGACGCAGNGTGAACACCGTCTGNATGATGGATTGCACCTGCCCGCCCGCCTGCTCNTCCAGAACGGTCATATCGCGCACGTTTGCCCAGTATTTCGGNCCGTTGAGGGCAAACACTTCCTTGACCGTCACGCCATCATCCTGCTCGGTTGCAGCGTAGAACTGNATAAGGCGGTCATAGCGCCCGGCCTGTGGCGCTCTCATCCGACNATCCACCGCCGATGAATGGCCAGCAGCTCCAGCACGCCGTAAGGCACCGTCGCCCCCGACATGCCCAGCGTCACAGCCGTGCGATTGTCATACCAGTGTGAAATCAGCAGCAGCGCCGCTTGCTTCACGTCGCTTGGTATATCGGCCACACTGGCATAGCCGCCGGTGATGGTAACGCGCACCGCGCCATCAATGGCTTCCGTCGCCGGGAACCGCTCGTTGGCCGCAGGCACAATCGCAGGCATGCCAGCGAACTGACGCACGCGCCAAGACGAAAGCGTCTGCTCTACGCCCGCCGTGTCATCATACACCACGCCGTCAACCGTGACCAAGGGCCGGTGGATCAGCGCAAGCCGTTCACCGAACTTTGGATAGCTGACGACCCTTTGCCTTGACGCCAAAAGTAAGCCGGTAGCCGCTTCAATCCACGCACGCGCCGCACCGATAAGGCTGGCAATCAACGCGTCCTCATCATTGTGCTGGACGCGAAGAAACGCCTTGGCCTCGTCAATTGTCACCGGCACGGTTGCCATCGGCGCAACAAACGCCAGCCGGATAACCTCTTGCTGGCTGTTGGCAAACGAAACCCGCACCGGCTGCACCGCGCCCGCGCCGGTTGCCCGCAGCGTTAATGCATCATCGGTGAAGCTGAGAACCGTAACAGTAAGCCCGCTGCCAGTCGGCTCTTGCGTCAGAAGTTCGGCATTGGTCACGCCGGAATAACGGCCCGCCCAATTCAACACAGACACCAGCGTCGAACCGGCTGGGACTGTCAGCGTCCACCAGCCCGTCGCCGGGTCAAGATACCAGTTGCCGTCCATCTAACACCTCACCGCTGGCAAGCTGGGGTTGTTTCGTCCCGAAAGCTCCGGGCTGTTGCGCGCTTCAAGCATGGCCATGTCACGCCCGCCCACCGTCAAACACCGGCTTGGAAAAATAGTCTTCAGGCGCGGGCAAAGTGAAAAACGACAGCCGGCCTAAACTACTGCGATTGCAATTGAACCAGGAGGGGCAAGGCCAAGATGAGACATTAGCGCCGCCCCTCTGTCATGCCGCCATCAAAACCAGATTGTCAGCCAATCGTTTATTGCCCGGATCAAGCGCCGCCGCCTGTTGCCCGTGCCAAATTGCCTGCTCTTTCATGCCCAAGTTCCACGCCGCAATACTGGCGTAATCGTGCGGCATCGCGCCCCAGACTTCAGGGTCCACAGTGTAAACCAGTTCGCGGTTTTCAATCGCCAGCGCGCTCAGGGCCGCGCCGTAGCACTCCGCCCATTGCGCGCCCTTGTACGCCAGCTTGGCAACCTCGCACCAAGGCTCGCGCGTGTTCGGCGCTTCCACCACCCCAAGCCGCGCGGCCCGGATCGCACTGTGCCAGTCGCCAAGCTCGTCATGGCAGCGCGCCATCACCCGATAGGCGTAGCACCGCTCATTCGCCCAGGTCGCGCCCGGCAGCGCAAGGTAACGCTCGCACTCGGCAATGGCCTCGCGCCACATCCGGTGAAAGGACAGTTCGCGGGCGTAGTAGAAAGCGTTTCGCGGGTCGGCGGGGTCTTCCTTCACCGACATTTCCAAAAGGTGCAGATATTGACCCCCGGCTCTTGGTCGGGTCAGGCTTGTGAATGACCATCAGCATGTCGCTCTGCGCGTAATGCTCCTCGATCAGATACGGCACCGGATATTCGTGGCACGGATGCACCCAGCGGTAGCCATGCCGGGCGTGGATCTTCTCGTAGTAAAACGCGATGCCCGCGCCCCAGTCGAATTGATACCGCAGCCGGGTCGTGCCTTCCGTCCATACCCGCTCGATTTCTTCGCGCCATCCGGGCTGCAATTCTTCGTCAAGATCAAGGCTGACACACACATCCACGTCACGCGGCAAAAGCGCCTGCGCCGCATTGCGCGCGTCGTCAAACCGCCAGGGCGTGATGCAAATGTCCACCACCGTCGCGCCACACTCGCGCGCCTTAGCCACCGTGCCGTCCGTGCTGCCAGTGTCTGCAATCAGGATAAGGTCAGCGCCCTTGGCGGATGCGCAGAACCGCTCGACGAATTGCTCCTCGTTTTTGGCGATAGCATAGACCGCGATTTTCACAGCGCGCCCCCTGCTATGAACAGGTCGTCAATCTGCTGGCCATTCAATCCCAGCTTTGCCGCAATGGCCGCAATCAGCCCGTTATCCCGGCGCACCTCGGTCGAGTATTCCCACGTAATCTCCGCCGCGCGCCGCTGCACGGGGTCGGGAATGGCCGCAATCGCAGGCTCCACGGCGTCCAGCATACCAGCGCCCAGCAGCGCAAGCCGGGCTTGGCGCATCGTCACAGCGTCGGGGACCGACGGCGGCGGTGCATCCACAAGCTGCCACCGTTCCTGCCACACGCCGTCCACCAGTTCAGGGAAGCCGCGCTCGGCAACCTTGCCCGGCGCTTCCGGCGCGGGCGTGTCTTGCACCGGGTAGCAATGCCATTGCGACAGGTCCAGCCCGGTCATGTCGCGCGGGAACGAGACTTGCGGGTTCTCGCGGCGAAGGTCGGTCAACGTGTAAGGGTAGACTGCCGCCTCGTCGGGCCGGGTCAGGATGTAGAACATCAGCCATCCACCTGCTTTGCAATCACGTCGCGCATGATGATTTCCTTGCGCTGCTCGATCAGGCTGGTGTCGAGAAGGTGCTGAAGCCGCGCGGCAAACTCAGCCATGTGCGGGCAGTCGGGATGATTTTCGGCAATCTCCGCCAGCGCCAGCCGATAGTTGTCAATGTTGATTTGGTGGTGCAGCACCTCGGTATTGCGATGCTCAAGGGCGGCGGTCAGGATTTCAAGTTTGGTCTGCATCAGATTTCCCCAAAAGCTACGCCGCTGCCCGCGCCGCCCGGCAAAGTAGATGGATTGCTGTATTTTGTGCCAAATCCGGAACTGCTCCACGGGTATGCGGTCACAAATGGCGTTGTTGCATGTGTTACGGCCACGGCGTCTCCCGACGGGCTAAAAACTACTTCAGTTCCCGCGGAAGCTGGCAATGTGCTTGGATCGCTAAACTTTGTCCCGAACCCGCTACTGCTCCACGGATACACCGAAATAAACGGGGTTGCATCGTGTCCAATGGCCAAAGCGTCGCCAGCAGGGCTAAACGCTGCCGCTTTTCCTGTCCCAGTTGGCAGTGTCGCTGGATTTGAAAACTTCGTTCCATAACCGGATGATGACCACGGATAGGCTGTCACAAATGGGGTTGTGGCATGTGCCACCGCGATAGCATCATTGGCAGGCGCAAAAGCAACACCAAAGCAGTTGCCCGCCGGCAAAGTGCCGGGATTGCTGAAACGTGTTCCAAAGCCAGAACTGCTCCACGGGTATGTTGATATGAAAGGCGTGATAGTGTGCGCAAAAGAGAGGGCATCGCCAATCCCATTAAATGCTACACCGTTTCCCGATCCGCCGGGGAGTGTAGCCGGATTGCTAAACTTTGTGCCGAACCCAGACCCGGAGAATGCGTAAGCACTGGCGAGCGGGGATTGGTAATGCCCCAAAGCCAGCGCATCTCCAGAAGGGCTAAACGCAACGGAAAGAGCGAAAAAATCGGAAATTAGCGTTAAAGGGTTAGCGAATTTTGTCCCGAAGCCACCCGCGCTCCATGGATAGGCTGTTACAAACGGCGTGTTGGAGTGCGCCACAGCGATGGCGTCGCATGCTGTCGTAAAGGCAGTGCTGTAAGCATCTCCAGCCGGCAAAGTGCCGGGATTGGCGAATTTGCTACCGAACCCTGTGGATGCGCTCCACGGGTAAACTGTGATAAACGGCGTTGTGTTATGAGCCACCGCCAGAAACTGCTGCCCGCCACCCGCCGGCAACTGAGCCGCTTTGACCAAACTCGACAGCATCAGGCGTCACCTACCCGCGCGCCGTAGATGGTAGTGCCAACTTTCCATAGCACAATCACGGTAAAGCCGGTCGTCTGGAGCGTCGGAGCCGTGCCGCCGCCAGACTTCCAGACCACAGCCAGCGTTGACCAGGTGATGCTGAATGCGCTGCCGTCATCGACCATAAGCGTGATGGACTGCCCAGCCGCCCAGTTGGCCTGCCCCGGCGTCCGGTTTGCGCCGAGCGTCCACGTCTGGATGCTGCCGTTGTTTGGGTCTAGGTTGACCGTCGAGCCGTCCGTGATGGCAAACACCTCCTCGGTGTAGCCATCGTTGAGAATAGCGCGCTCAAGCGTCTTGTTGGTCAGCGTTTGCGTGTCAGTGGTGCCGACAAATGCGCCGGTCGGGTTGGTCTTGGACGTATCCCAGGCCGTGCCCGTCGAAATGGCAACGCCAGCGCCGGGGTAGACCGTGGGACCAGTCGGACCCGTCGGTCCCGTGCCGCCATTTGCGCCAGTCGGACCAGTCGGCCCCGGCACCGTAGAGGCTGAACCCTGCGCGCCCGTTGGACCAGTCGGTCCGGTCGGACCCGGAACGGTCGATGCATCGCCAGTTGCGCCCGTAGGACCCGTGGGGCCGGGAATTGTGCTGGCATCCCCCTGTGCTCCGGTCGGACCTGTAGGACCGGGGACAGTAGAGGCGTCACCTGTTGCGCCAGTCGGCCCAGTCGGTCCGGTCGGACCCGGCACAGTAGACGCAGAACCTTGCGCGCCGGTCGGTCCGGTTGGACCCGTGGGGCCGGGAACGGTCGATGCGTAGCCTTGCGCACCCGTTGGCCCCGTAGGACCGGGAACTGTGGACGCATCACCCTGCGGACCGGTGGGGCCTGTAGGGCCGGGAACAGTTGATGCATCGCCTGTTGCACCCGTTGGCCCGGTCGGCCCCGGCACTGTGCTAGGGTCGCCTTGCGCGCCAGTTGGACCCGTGGGGCCAGCAACTGTGCTGGCATCGCCCTGTGCCCCAGTCGGCCCAGTCGGCCCCGGCACCGTAGAGGCTGAACCCTGCGCGCCCGTTGGACCAGTCGGTCCGGTCGGACCCGGAACGGTGGACGCCGCACCAGTCGGACCCGTGGGACCAGTGCCGCCCACATCGCCAGTCGGCCCGGTCGGACCCGGAACAGTCGAAGCGTCACCAATCGGACCAGTCGGCCCGGTCGGACCCGTGCTAACCGTGGCCGCAATCGTCACCGCGCCGTCAGCGTTCGTGATGCTGATATTTGCGCCAGCCGTGAGCGTGTTGTTTTCCCAGCGCCCTTGCGTGCCGTCGTAAATCAACAACTGGCCAGCAAGCAGGCCGCCGCCGTTAATGCGCACATCGTGCAACTCGCCCAGCTTTTCGCCAGTCTTAACCCGAACAAGCAGGCTTCCAGAAGTCGCATTAACGCCCGTGACAACCGCAACCGGCGAGTGCAAAGCTGGGGCCGCCGGCTCAACCTTTGTCAACTCACCGGGGTGCGCCGGGTCAAAATACAGCAAGTCGCCGATCTGCCAGCTTTCCGGCACAGTCTTAGCCGCGCCAGTTGTATTCAGCCCGCGAACTGCGCCGAACTCCACAACGTAGCCAAAATTGCCAGCCGCAACCGTCTCGCCGGCAATCCCCATCATGAGTTCATGCGAAACGCTGCCGTCCGAAACAGCCTTGGTATATTCCAGCTTGCCAGATCCGCCCACAACGCCGGCAAACATGACGCCCGCGCCCTTGGCAATCGTGCCTGCGCTATCATTCTTGGCATGGTAAACAAGCGCCTGGCCAAGGTTCAGCGGATAATCGCCAGCCAATCCCGCAACCAGCGTTTCAGCGTCCGCATTCCACGCCAAGCGACCAGCCGCAACAGCCGCCGCCGCAGCCGTGTCGAAGTCCACAAAATCCGCCGTCGCAATGCCGCCAGTGAGGCCCGAAAGCGAGGTGATGTCAGCATTCGCGCCAAGCATCGCCCCCACAGGGTCGATCGCATAAACCCGCTTTGTCCCAGCCGCAAAATCAACACGCGCACCAGTCGATGATGCCCGCAATGTGCCACGCGTCAGCACGCCGGCTGAAAACGTGCCGTCCGTAACTTCCCATTGCCCCGTGGGGATGCCGTTAGCGTCCACCGCCTCAATAGCATACGTCGTCG